TAGTAAATTATGTCTGTAGATTTGTAAGAATATGCTTCTACACCGTTAGCAAATAATCCAACACCACCTTGAACAGTTTTAGTCTTATCTGCAGCAAATTCGGGTTCTCCGAACTTTCTAAGTATCTTTTGTGCTCCTAGTGACGTACCAGAGACTATTGAGGGGGTCAGGAAGTGGGTAGAAATGCCTGATATATCAGATCCACCGAATGCAGTAAGGAATTGCCCTCTACGGACGTTTTCAGCAGTGTATGCTAATTTGACTGTATTATCATCAACTTTCTTGATATAGTATGGCTGATTCTCATTTAGATTTGTTAGAGTGTTTATTCCAGAAGATGTGTACACTACCAAATCACCATCATGTAGATTATGATCAGAAATTCCAATCTCTACAGTAGTTGTATTAATGCCCGAATTGGTGAACTCACGTATCCTCTTTTGCGGATCTATTGACCAATGTGGTAAACTATTAGAAGCAACATAAAGAGTTTCACCATCAGAATACGTATTCTGAACATCTGCAGTAAACCCTTCTGCGGAAAGTTTTAGTTTTCTGCGAATAGAATACTTCAGATTAGGATCTAAAGTAGGGATATTTACAGAGATTCTCTTTGGAAGAGTATCATATACGAAAGTTACAGAACCATTGGTTACATTTC